TTGACGCCGAAGCGCGAGTCCGTCTCGACGCTGGATGGCCGGACGAGGGCATTGCCGCGCAGGCGGCTGCGGTGCGGGCGCTTATGGCTGATAACGAGGAATTATCAGAACGTCTTTCTAGTCGTGCCGCCGACCAGCTCAATCAACTTGGCGAGCTGATTGATTTGGATGTTGAATGCGACAGGCTCCGCATCGAGCTGGAGCAGGCCCGGAAGGATGCCGATCGAATCGCATGGCTGGCCGCGAATGCCAAAATGGTCTATGGGCATCGCAGCGATGCGACCTATCAGCTCAGTGAGCTTCCTGACCTGATCCATTCGAGCAGGGAAGAGTGCCTGTCCGATGATTTGCGGCTAGCTATCGATTCCGCCATGGGTAAGGGAGACAAGGGATGAAGTGCTTCACTGAGGCCGAGTTGCTGGAGAAGCTGCGCGAGGCATACAACGCCGGCTTCGATCGCGCGCACAGGAGCGGGCATCAATCCCTTGTCCATCGGGAAGCCTATGAGAACGACCGCAACGTAGCTGTCCTGCGGATCGCCCGTGCAGACACTGGCGGATATGACGGCAAAGGAGAGCGCACCGATGGCTGATCGCACCTTCCGCATCCAGGGCGCAGCCGGAATCAGGCCTGCGTTCGTAGCTGCGTGGAATCTGGTGCAAGGCTTGATGAAAGAGGCGGGGGCCGGCTATGAGCTGGTCCTGCGCCCGCTCAAGTCGAAGCGCTCGATAGACCAGAACAGGAGATACTGGTCCTTGCTCCGCGAGCTTTCGTCCGTGGCCTGGGTAGACGGCCGCCGCTACTCCGACGAGGTCTGGCACGAGCAGATGAAGCGCTGGTTCATCGGCTGCGAGGAGATCGTGATGCCTGATGGCTCAACCGAGCAGCGCGGGATCAGCACCACCAAGCTGAGCGTCGAAGAGTTCGGGGACTACATGCTTCGCATCGAGCAATGGGCCGCTGAGCAAGGCTGGCCGCTGATGCAGGAGGCCGCATGATCCGCCCGCGCCAGCAACCGTACCGCTCGAGCAAGTGGCTTGCAGCGGTGCGCAAGATCGAAAACTGCGTGATCTGCGGCGCCTATGGCGTGCAGGCCGCGCACCTGAACGAGGGGAAAGGGATAGGGATGAAGACCGATGACGCTTTGACCGCGGCGCTGTGCCCGGCCTGTCATCACGATCTGGACAACGGCACCAAGCTGACCCGCGAGGAGCGCCGGGAAGCCCTGCGCAAGGCGGTACTGGACACGATTGCCCAACTGGCCCGGATGGGCCTGATCGAGGTGAAGGAATGAGCATCAGCATTGAGTGGAACGACGGCGCACCGGAGAAGCTCGAGGCAGGCATGGCTCTCCTATACCCGTCTGGATCGATCCTGATCGTCGGGATATTGAAGCCACACGAGGTCGCATGGCTTGAGTCTCAGGCAAGGGCGCACGGGGTGGGACGATGAAGGCCTGCCCGAAGTGCGCCGGTCCGCTCGTTGAGCTGCGGAGCCAGCGCGTTCGCATCTGCAATGACTGCAAAGCCGAGTTCGAGTGGACCCTGAAGCCCGGCCAGCCGCCGCTGATCAACAACAACCGGGCGGACCGAATGAACCAGGCGGCAACTCGATCCGCCGCAAGGATGAACCAGACGGCAGTCGACGAACTCGCCCTGCAAGGCTGGCCAGAGTCCGACGACAGCCCACGCCAGCAGCGCATTGAGCAAGGCGGAGAGCTAGCCGAGGTTTACATCGAGCTCGACAAGCTGGAGGACAGTGATGGAGAGGTTCGGTAATGCATGGCTCATGGAATTTGGCCTCATCGACTGCAGAGAGCCGACAGCAGATCGAGGCGCACAAGGCGGAATGCCTGGAGCGGTGGAAATCCGCCCAGGAGCTGGCCAGCAGGATCTATTCGAAGCGCCGGGACATGGGGAACAGGTGGCGGCCGTGGGCGGATCGGGAGCTGGCGGCAAGGCCAGAGCTGGAGCGCGAGGCCAGGGCGAAGCTGAACAGGCTGGTGAAGGAGAAGGGCGTTGACGGTGATCGGCATTGACCCAGTACCGAAGCCGCGCATGACCCAGCGGGATAAGTGGGCCAAGCGGCCTGCCGTCCTGCGCTACCGGGAGTTCTGCGACCAGGTGAGAGGCGCCGGCGTGGTTCTCCCGGAGAGCGGGGCGCACATCGTGTTCCATCTGCCGATGCCGACCTCGTGGAGCAAGAAGCGCCGGGCCGAGATGGCTGGCCAGCCGCATCAGCAGAAGCCAGACGTCGACAACCTCGCCAAGGCGCTCCTTGATGCCTGCTTGGCAGAAGATCAAGGCGTCTGGGATGTGCGCGTGACGAAGCGCTGGGCAGAGCAAGGCGGAATTGAGATTCGACAGGGGGAAGTAGCATGAAACTGAGCAGCGCCCGACAACTGTGGCACGACGCGCACTACCAGCGCCGCGAGTCGACGACCGCCTATGCCCTGGAGGTCGGGCTACTCGGGGCAGCGGTACAGAAGACCGACAGGGACCGGCGGACGCTTGTTGCCATGGATCAGGCGCTCTCCGGTGTAGTGCAGAGCGCAATCAGCACGCTGCCGGCCTACCTGCAGTGCTTCGGGCACTGGCTCTACAGCCCGCTGGCCGATGACGATCACCGGGAGATTGCCGAGGAGCTGGTCTATGCCATCGCCAGGGGAAAGGTCGAGCGGATGACCGAGGCCAAGGCCGAGCGCGCCCGGTATGTCGCCATGGGCGTGCTATTCCGGTACCGCCGCCAGCACCAGGGCGGACAGAGCGAGGGGATGGACCCAATGCCGACCCCCGAGGCATTCCGGAAATGGCTGTTCGATCGGTATGGCGTGTCGCTGGATTCCCGCAACTGGTCGCGTGAGTGGGATGAGTTCATCGAGCGCTGCTTTGATGCCTGCGATGACCTCGACAGGAAGTCGCTGGCCCCCGTCGCGATGCTGTTGGCTTCGATGAGGGAAGCCGCGTGATTGTGACGCTATAACGTTGCGTTCTTGTGCGGCTAGGAGTACAGTTTTCCCATGCTGAGATTGGTCTGATTGAGCGGTTCTCAGCGTTATTGCGTGGTGGAGCAGCGGTAGCTCGTCAGGCTCATAACCTGAAGGTCGGCGGTTCGAGTCCGTCCCTCGCATCCAAATTCAAAGCCCCGGCACAGAGCGATCTGGCCGGGGTTTTTCGTTTCTGGAGGAAGCATGCGCAACTCGACCTACTGGAGCCTGTTCTGCCTGGCCATAGCCATGCTCAACATGCACGTGGGCCGCGATATCAGCGCGAACATCTTCCTCGCCGCCCTGGTGGTCATTCAGGGCCTGAAAAGGACCGAAGAGCCTGAAGAGCACTCAAGCCGAATCAGGCTGGTGCTCACCGGTCTCAGCATCGCCTTCATCGCATTCTCTCTCTGGGGATACGCAAACAACGTCTCGTGGGGCCGTCCGCCTGCGTGGTAAGGAGCCGCCATGGCTGAAGTAGTAAGCGCCGCAGTAACGCCGGCGGCAATCGGTGCGAGCGGTCTGGCATTGGCTGCATTCCTCCCGGGTATCGACGTGCATGCCGTGGTCGGATCGTTTGCCGGCGCGCTGTTCCTTGTCGTCTTCAGCAGAGACTTGGGCGCCTGGTCGAGGATCGGGTACCTGATCAGTAGCTGGATCTTTGGCTACTACGTCGCTGTCGAGCTGATCGGCCGGGACATCGCCCAGTCGACTGGCCTGGCTGCATTCATCGGCTCGCTGCTCTGCGTAGCAATCTCCGTCTCTCTGCTGGAGATGGTCACCAATGGAAAAGTACCTGCTTGGGTTCGTGTCCTGCTTAAGCGAGGGCGCGATGGCTGATCTGGTCGCGCTATTCGTTTGCTCGTGCATCTGCTGGCGGATCGTGTTCTACCGTCGCAGTGGAAGAAGGTACCGAGCAGGCGTGTCGATGCTGGCCTACCTGATCGCGCTCGGCACCGGTGGATACGCTCTATCGATCGCGCTCAGCGGGCCAGTAGGGCAGACGAACCCTTTCGTCCTGGTCGTCTTGGTCGTGCTCTGCGTGATGGTATTCAAGGCCCGCGGCAACGTGGCCAGCGTGATTCGTGTGAACTGGGGTGACTGATGGCCTGCGCAGCATGTGAGAAACGCAGGGCCTGGATGCTGAAGGGGTCGAGGATCGCATATGAGCGAGCACGCGGAATCGTTACTGGCCCAGCTCCTGGAGGAGCAGCGCAAGACCAACCAGCTCCTGCTGATGCTGATCGAAGCGCTGGGCGAGGATGAGCAGGATCCTGAA